TGGGCAAGGTAATTATCTTGCATACATCACTGCTAACGGCACCGCTGCTCCATTCTCTGTGACCGAGCTTGGAATGCCACACGCTGTTACAGGTACCGAGTAATTTCGCAATAAAGCTAAATACATTGTAACGTTCTCAATGAGGAGAGCTTATGCAGTACCCACTGCGTAGCGACTAGAACTCGCTTTTCATAGGAGAAAACAAATGGGTAGACCACTAAAAATCGCAAAGGCACAAGCAGTCATTACTATTACTGCAACCGCCGCTGCAACAGATATCGTAACAACTTCAGCAAACTTCACTAATCTCGGCATCATTGCTGGTATGCCATTCATCACTGCATCTAACGTTGGCGGATTAACTACCGGTAGACTTTATTGGATTCTACAGGTCATTAATGCAGGCGCAAATAGTACATTTACTGTTTCTGATACTCCACTTAACGCCAACCCAGATTCAACTAAGGTTGACTTGTCAGCTACTTCAGGTCAAACTGTCTCAACAACCGTTGCTCCAGTAGATATGTATTTCAACAATCCAACTGGTCCTCAATGGCCAGCAACAAACGCAAATACTTACTCAGTAGTAGGTGGTAACACTGCTCTCTATGGTAATCAAGTGCTTGCTAATGTTTGC